TTGGCAATACCCCCATGAACGAATATGATATCATCTATTTTTATTATAGCGTTCCTGGAACATGCCAATCGACTTGCCAATATTCCACCCGGCGAATATTTTTGTTTTCGTTGGGTTTCACCACCATCTTTATTAATGTCGGCCATGGAAGCATACCTAAAATCGCCCAATACATTCATTAATTCGTGATTGCCAATTAATGAAAATACAGCACCACCATAGATTTCCGCTTGAGTATTTAAGTCGTCGAATAAATCTAATACCTCTTGTTCACCTTCGACATCATTATTGCCCCGACCTTTACCGTCAACTTGGTCACCCATCTGAACGATAAATGTGTCTTTAGCTATCCATCGCCGATTATTATCAATAACATTAAACTTTTTTAATAAATTAATGGTCATTGGGTAATCTGCGTGAAGGTCACCAATGACTAAAATCCTCTTGAATTTTGTTATAACCGATAGAGGCTTATTTTTACAATTCATATAATAAGTTTAGAAGTTATTTTTATTTTATGTGTAGAAATTATATTTGCAATGTTTTTTTATTTACTAAAAAATGCATCATTATTCGATTTTGAAAAACCCAATAACAGTACGAATAAAAATTTTAATGATAATCGGAATATAAAAATATTAATATATGGAACTCTTAGTTATATACTATCTCATGCCCTCATAGTATATTCGACATTGAATTCCATACACTATTATTTTTGGCTAATATTGATATTAGACTGTCTAACCATGTATCTTATATATACCACACAAAAAAATGGAGCAATATACGTAGATGACAATGTTCCCAAAGAATCTTCGATTAATTATGATAGTGAATATGAAGTCAATAATATTATAGATCAATTTAATAAGGATTTATAATATAATCGCCATCGATAAATTCCATAAATTTAATGGAAGTAATTTCACATATTTCTTTATCATATTTGAAAAACTTGTTAAATTTAGTTTTTTTAATTAGTTTATCCATATAAATAACGAGTTCCTCCTTTCTTACAACGGGAATAGTATGTTTTTCACAGTTGGTGGTAATATAGTCCATAACCTTTTCTTTTTTGTATTTATATTCCAACCGATTCCATGACCGTTTATAGATGTTATAATTTAAATTATTGAGAAAGGTTTCTATTTTATTTGTGCTATTGTTATAACTAACATTTTCATTATCGTTGTATTGCTCCAAAAATGTCATTGTTATTTATTATATTAAACTAACTACACAGTATGTGTTTAAATGTTATTCAATATATTTCAATAAGGAAAATAAATTGAGGGATATATTAGTGTCCCACGCGAATTCTGTATTTTTGTTTAATTTTCTATTTAATAAAGGGTTTATATCTCCTGAATTATAAAATAAATAACGAGCATTGGTAGCGATATTAGCATATTCTAATATATTGAGATACACCTCTATATTATTGCGATTATAGATGCGGGTTCTCGTATCACCATCACCCTCCAATGGTTTCGTTTTTGATAACTGTATTTTATATAATATAATTGCTTTCTTTTTTGGACAGTTTATTGGAAGGATACGGTAAGAAAACGACACATCTAATATTATTTTTTCTATTGGTTTTTTAATATATTTCACTAATTTTGGTTTTTTTATAACAAATGTTGTCATTATGTAATTGAATATGTATATTACCCGTTTATGTTTTTTATAAATCAATTTTAACCGAAATTAAATTCTTTTAATTATTTAAATGAGAACAACTATACTTTTATCAACACTCTTATTTGTGTTAGTAACATTCCTATATAATAAAGAAAAATTTCAAGAAGCTACCTCCACTACGGCCTATGTTGATGAAGCTGAAGCTGATGCTGAAGAAGAAGCCGAAGTTGATAATAATAATGAATTATCCGCAATATTAAATAATATAGCAACTGATGTATTGGAGGAGGAGGCTGCGGAAGAGGAGGCAGCGGAAGAAGAAGAAGAAGATGATGGTTATGTTGATACTGAACCTGAAATTATGCCATTATTAAATTATAAAAAAACATACGAGCCCTTTACCGAAGATAAATATATTAATGTTGATTTTAATGAAACTGAGGATAAACTGGTTAATCGAAACCACCATATTCTACCACCTATGCCCGAACATACCATACAACAATTTCCATGTCGCACAGTTCAACATGTATGGGATTATACGGGTGTACATAAAATAGAACCACAGACGGATAAATGTAATGGTGGCAATTCGGCTTTAGGGGAAAAATCCATAGAGGTTAATTACCATCCATCAAATTATGTTGTTAGGTAAATAATGTTAATTCTTTATGAATCATCGTTATCGGGATATAAATTATTCAGTGTTAATTGTTTATTTTTTTTTTCACGAACAAAAACGTTCGCAACTATTAATCCTACTACAAACATAATCATCATATATAACCATGGATTTACTGGTGATATCAATAATTTTAAAAATAACATGAATTCGAAATCCTTTAATTTAGTGAATGGTATTATGAATCCTTCCATGGGCATAATATTACGCATGCCGTTACCGGTTTGCATTTTACAATCATTTAATAAACACACCTTCGCATAATACATCATGACGCCGACGATAACAAAACATACAGTAATTAATAATTTTAATAGAAACATCTAATAATATATAAGATTATAATTAAAAAATATATTTATAAATTAACATTAAAATTGATTTATAAAATTAACACATAATATATTTATATCTTTACAATGACAACCCCAAAAAAATTGAAGGAACTTCAATTAATTGTAACCGACTTTTTTAGCAATTATGATTATAGCCATATTAAAGATAATACCGATGAATATAAAGCCCTGATTGAAGAAATCGAAATTATATATGACCATATTAATAATGATAAGGAGGTATATTCTATTATTGGCGAATTAATTCTTCAAAAGGTACCTATCGTTCAACCTTTCTATATAGATAGTCAATTAGAAGCTATCCGTGACCAGATCGTTCAACTAAAAACAATTAAACAACCTGAACAGCGAACACCAGAATGGTTTACATTTCGTAATAACCGATTAACCGCCAGTGATTTAGCAACGGCTATTAATTTAAATCCATATGGTAATCGTAATCGGTTAATAGCTTCCAAATGTGGTTTCAAAGACGTATTTAAACCTGGACCAGCCATTATTCATGGTGTTAAATTTGAACCTGTAGCAACATTTCTATATGAAAAAATGAATAATACTACAATTTATGAATATGGTTGTGTCCCACACCCAAAATGCCCATATTTTGCCGCATCACCCGATGGAATCTGCGAATACCTGGATGATAATAAACAATATTCCGGTCGTATGTTAGAAATTAAATGTCCCAAATCGCGCCAGTTAACTGGATTTGTTCCACAGTATTATGAATTACAAATACAAGGACAACTTGAAGTCTGTAATTTAGAATATTGCGATTATCTGGAATGTGTCTTTAAAATATATGAATCTTTTTCCGAATTCATGGAGGATAGTCATCCAGATAATATATGTTTAACAAAAACGAATCAATATAAGGGAGCTATTTTCGAATTATATAATCATAATAAAAAATCATACGAATATAAATATGCCTATACATTTGAAAATAAACAGGCACTTGAAAAATGGGAAGAATCGGAACTGGAGATCATCTTCGATGAATCACATTATGATTATATAGGGACTACATATTGGTATCTTGAAACATATGATAATATTCTTGTTAAACGGGATGTTAAACGTTTCGCTGAAATTAAAAAGGATATAGATATATTCTGGAATGATGTATTAAAATATCGCGAAATCGGATATACCGACCTTATTAAACCGAAAAAGCCTAAAACTAACGAGTCCCCTAAGGACCAATATGAACCACCCAACTTAAATTTCCTTTCAGATTCCGATTAAATCTTATAGATTATATTCTATTCTATTCTATTCTATTCATAAAATAATATGTAAAAAAAATATGTGTTATTTTTATATTATTTTTACATTATTTGTGATGTTATCCCTAAGATTTGATCGCTAAGATTTGATCAATATATTAAATCATGAATAAAGCTTGGATTACTAATGATATCGTCGAAATTGAGCTTGGTTTTATAGCAATACATTTGTACTAATTTATAATAAACATTTTTAAGGGCACGCGTATCATCTTCAGCACGATGGGTGCCTTCGATTAGATTAAAATAGGAGCATAGTGTTTTTAGACTATAACTTTTATTATTTGGCAAAACAATTTTAGCTAATAATAGAGTATCTATATATCGCCATTTCTTTGAAACAGCATTCATATGTGGATTATTTTTAAACATTCTTCTAAGAAAGAAACGGTCAAATCCATCATTATTATGAGCGATTAGATATACTTGGTCATCACAGCTGGTAATATAGTTGAATACGGGCTCTATATGGTTATTCAATGGAAGTTGATTCATTAATATTTTATCTGTAATGCCAGTTATTTGTGTAATAATGGGTTTTAGTTCTTTAGTAGGTTTGACTAATCCAGTCATACTATGTTTAGTTTTATCATTATTGAAACTATATTCAATAATTTCTTCATGAAATGGATTGAGACCAGTTGTTTCGAAATCGTAGAATATCATTTGAGTCATGGTTTCGGATTGTTTAGTATAAATATGTTTATATATAATTACGTATCGCGTATTATATTTATTCAATTTTTTTATGTCTATATTTACCTATATTGAAACTATATTCATGAATATCTTAATCAAATAGATATTGGTTTTATGTCACAAAATAAAAATAAGAATATATATATATGCTTAAACATATGGATAATAATAATTGTAATATGGAGGTATATTATGTTACTAAGCGAACCAATGAGAAGGAAGAGGTGTCTTTTGATAAAATATTGAAACGTATTAAAAATATGTCAAGCGCTCTCAATATCAATTCAACGATGCTAACACAAAAATTAGTAAGTCAAATCTATAATGAAATTCCGACATGTAAGATTGACGAATTGGCTGCCGAATTGTGTGCTTCTATGGCACCAGACCATCCTGATTATTTAATATTAGCATCGCGATTAGAAATATCCAATTTACATAAAAATACATCACCTTCATTTTCCGAAACTATTGTTATCCTATATGGAAATAAAGATCATAGCCAAATCCATTCACCATTAATCTCTACCGAACTATATAATATTGTTCTTAAAAATAAAACAAAACTGAATTCCTATATTAAATATGACCGTGATAGTCTTATCGATTATTTCGGCTTGAAAACATTAGAACGTAGCTATTTAATCAAAATTTTAGGTCGTATTATTGAAAGACCACAACATCTATTTATGAGAACCGCTCTGGGTATTCATGGGGACGATATAAAAGAAGCGCTGAAAACCTACGACATGTTATCTCAAAAGTATTTTATACATGCCACACCAACATTATTTAATAGTGGCACAAACCGACCACAATTGTCATCATGTTTCCTATTAGCAATGAAAGACGATAGTATTGATGGTATTTTTTCATCAATAAAAGATTGTGCCATGATTTCTAAATGGGCTGGTGGCATCGGTATACATATTCACAATATTCGCGCAACAAATTCTATTATACGTGGAACAAATGGTGTGTCGAATGGTATTGTACCGATGTTAAGAGTGTTTAATAATACGGCACGTTATGTGGACCAAGGCGGTGGTAAACGTAATGGTTCAATCGCCATATATATAGAACCATGGCATGCTGATATTAATTCATTTTTATCATTAAAAAAAAATACAGGTAGCGAAGAAGAACGTGCTCGTGATTTATTTTATGCCTTGTGGATTCCCGATTTATTTATGGAACGAGTAAGGGATAAAGGAACATGGACATTGATGTGTCCCGATAAATGTCCTGGTTTATCGGATGTCTACGGTGCTGAATTTAATACATTATATGAACAATATGAACGTGAAGGTCGTGGTATTAAAACGATAAACGCTGGAGATTTATGGTTCTCAATTATCGAATCCCAAATAGAAACGGGAACCCCATATATGTTATATAAAGACGCTTGTAATAGCAAATCTAACCAACAAAATCTGGGGACGATTAAATCCTCTAATTTATGTACGGAAATTATCGAATATTCCTCGCCGACCGAATTTGCGGTTTGTAATTTAGCATCGATAGGATTACCCAAATATATTATTGATAATCCGAATATCGAAAAATATACCAAAGTTAAGATTTATTCGGTTCCCGATTGTCGGTATTGTATTATGGCAAAAAGACTTTTAAACGAATGTCATATTGACTATGTGGAAGAAATATTGGATACGAAAGACACTAAAAAACAATTATTGGATTCCATTAATGCTAATAATGTTGAATGTAAAGATGGCGTTTGTATATTAAAGGATGGTCAAAATAATGTCCGAACATTTCCGCAAATCTATATTGACGACAATCACATTGGTGGTTATCAGGAATTATATACGTTTCTACCACCGGCAAAAATATTCGATTTTGATAAGTTAATTAAGGTTGTTAAAATAATCACTCGTAATCTCGACAAAATCATTGATGTGAATTATTATCCTATTCCAGAAACCGAACGTTCCAATAAACTTCATCGCCCTATTGGTATCGGAATTCAAGGATTAGCTGATGTGTTTGCTATGCTAAAAATGCCATTTGATAGCATTGAAGCCCGTGCCCTAAATGAAAAAATCGCCGAAACAATTTATTATAGTGCGGTGGAAACCTCGATTGAATTATCAAAAAAACGTGAAGTAAAAATGAATAAATTAAAGGAATTGATGGTGGAACATAAGAACGGTTCACTATCAGATACAAGCGAAATGGATCTGTTGCGAGAATCCTTATGTAATCCATTAGATGAAGAATTAAATCGCGATAAATATCTCGGTTCATATTCATCCTTTATCGGGTCTCCCGCCAATAAAGGGAAATTACAATATGACTTATGGGGTGAAGAACCCTCTGTGGAAATGAAACCCCGATGGAATAAAGTTAAAAAGGATTTACATAAATATGGGATGCGCAATAGTCTATTAATAGCCCCGATGCCCACCGCAAGCACATCGCAAATATTAGGAAATAACGAATGTTTCGAACCCTTTACTTCGAACATTTATATTCGTCGAACACTGGCTGGGGAATTCATTATGATCAATAAACATCTTATTCGCGATTTACTCGCATTAGGTTTATGGAATACCGAATTGAAAAATACAATTATTAAAGAAAATGGTAGTGTCCAGAACATTCCCTATATTCCAGATAATATAAAGGAAATATATAAGACTGTATGGGAAGTTGGGAATAAAACCCTGATTGATATGTCGGCAGATCGTGGTAAATATATCTGTCAATCACAGAGTCTTAATTTATTTATGGCGGACCCGGAATATTCGCGGATTACCAGTATGCACTTCTATTCATGGAAACGTGGATTAAAAACGGGTCAATATTATTTGCGAACAAAACCCGCAGCAAAAGCCCAACAATTTACTATAGAACCCGACAAATCACCAGTTCCAAATATGATGGTTCCAGAAGATTGTGAGGCGTGTGGGGCTTGAGTAGGGCTTGAGTAGGGCTTGAGTGGGGCTTGAGTAGGGCTTGAGTAGGGCTTGAACTTGAACTATCCCGAAAATAGTAAACCAGCCATTCCCGACGTTATTCTTAAAATATTATAGTTCACAGCATAAATATATAGTGGTTTGTTTTTTATATTACTAACTTTATTATTCGCGAAATTACAAATCATTTCCTTTCTAAATATTCGCGACATATTACAGGTTCCAGAAGGTTCTAATTCGAATGGTTTTAATGCGAATGAATATAATCCAATCCTATCAAGTGTGGAAGGACGATTATTAAACCGTTTCGGTTGATCGCGTGTATAGAACCGAAGGGGCATTTCCATTATTCGGTCACGCCCATTTAATTGAAATTTAAGGGTTCCTTTATGCGCATCATTGGAATATAATGAATTGGTTGTCTGCGACACAAAATAGCATGGTCCTTGCCCCCGATTATTTTGTGGTGTTCCTTCATTCGTAATAGCCCATGTAATATATTTTACAGGATGACTAAAATTCAATAGATAATTACCCGGGTTAATTAATGTTTCGTCACTATCATCTGAAGCCGCTGTCGAATTGGTGGTTTCTAATCCCTGATATTGAACTTGTTCAATTAAATATTCGTGGGTTGATTGAGCAAAACGTCGTTTTTCTTCTCCATCTAAAATTATATATTCACCATATAAATTCATTTTATCTATCGTAAAATATGTTGATGAAAGATTCGTCGAATCCCCAATAACCTTATTGCGTATTTCGGTTTCAAAAGTCAAATCGACTTGATGATTATTCAATGATGATAATGGCAATGAGTTACCGATATCCTTACAAAACCAAAAATCAAATTCATATACCATTCGTTTTGTTACTAACCCAGTAATGCGATCTGTTGAATTACCAACAGCATAATCAGTATCATTTACTGTGCCTCCAAATACTAATGGACAATGCCCTAATTCTCTTTCCTGTGTATCGATTTTATAGTTCCCAATATCACCATATACATTTAAATCCGTTGGTAAGCCACCATAAGTATCTGACGATTGTATAAAATTATTGTTGGATGGTTTGGTTAATTCTTCCTGTATCTGTCTAAATTGGCCATAATGGGTATTCACTATAAAACCCCCGATTTTAATTTCGGAGGTTTTTATTAAACTATTTAGAAAATTAGTAACTGTATAAGATGGGGTTCCAAGATTTTTACCCTTTATATCTATTTCTAAATAGAGTTTATGTAATAAATCACCTTTACGTGGTATAGTCGTTGTATAACTACGTCCAAATCCGGCATCCGTTGAACTTATATCAACATCCATCGGAATAAGCATGGGTTCCATAGCATAATTAGTATGACGTCTATATGCTTTTTTGAAAAATGATATTTGTGGATTAGCTGTTAGATAATGGTCTTGGTTTCCATATGCGGCAATCTGTATATTTATTCCAGACATTTATATTCTATTATATTAATTTATTATTATTATTATTATTTACTTAAGCCAAATATATTAATATTAATATCATATTAATCATATTAATATTAATCATATTAATAGCAATCATATTAATATCATATTAATAGCAATCATGGAACATCGCATCAACGATTATAAAAAAGCGGCAAAAGTCCATAATAGTATTAGACAGAAATTATATCAGTTTGTAAAACCAGGTATTAAATTATTAGATATATGTGAATTCATCGAATCGAATATTCGCACCGAACTCCCAAATGAAATTAATAGTGGAATAGCATTTCCGGTCGGTGTTAATCTGAATAATGTTGCGGCTCACTGGTCTCCACAATCAAATGATACAACCGTATTAGGTGACGACGATGTATTAAAAATCGATTATGGAACCCACGTGAATGGTAATATAATAGATAGTGCTTTTACATATACTCATAATACCCACAAATATGAATCATTGATCTCAGCGTCTCGTGAAGCTACCAATACGGTATTAAAAAATGTGGGGGTTGACAGTCGTATTGGGGAATTAGGCGCTATTGCCGAAGAGGTGGTTTGTTCATATGAGATGGATATATATGGTCGCACTATACCATTAAAACCCATTAATAATATTACTGGACATTCCATAACACAATGGAATATTCATGGCGGGAAACTTATTCCTAATATTCGCAATAATAATAAAACATTAATTGAAAATAATGATATATTAGCTATAGAAGTTTACGTAACTACCGGAAGCGGTTCTGTATGTGTTGATGGTGATGTTAGTCATTTTATGTTAAAAACCAAACCACCCAATGATAATTCTATAATGTTAGGTTCACTTTACGAACAGTTTAGAACATTACCGTTTTGCCAACGCTATATGAATGAACCCACAAATATGTCTAACTACACCGATTCTATCCAATCATACCCGCCTTTAGTAGAATTACTGGATAATAGTTATATATCACAGACCGAACACACCATCCATATAAATGAATATGGTAATGACATATTTTCCGTTGATTAACTGCATCTGTTTCAGTATATGTTTTTTTTCTTTGGAGATATTAAATGATCGATATTGTATTATCACCCTTAAGTCCAATATTTAAACCTATTGTTGATATTGGAATTGCCCTTGTTAAATTATCGATGTTTCTTATAGAATTAATAAAAATATTACCAAAAATAGTGAATTTATTTATTATATTTACCGATCCAGCCAAAGTCATTAAAGATATATTTTTTGGTCTATTTACCGGAGTCTATATGGTATTAGAA